CGCCACGCCATCCGCCCGGGAAATCCGCCAGCACCAAGAGAGAGTGGTGGTGCCGTCATCGAGATGAGCCTGCAGCGCAGGCGTGAGATTTTTCATCTGCGGATCTCCAAGAGGGGGATGGAGGTGATTGACCCCAGCCGCTCAAAGTCGAGGGTCACGTCGAGCGTGTCGCTGTCGAAGCGCACCGGCACATCGAATTCGAAGCCGGCGCGGACGATGACACCATTGGCAGGGGCGGTGGTGAACGTGATGACGCCAGTCGTCGTGTCCAGCGTCCAGCCCGACAGCTGTTCCACCATGCCCAGCGCGACGCGGACGGTTCCGGCGACGGGCTTGGCTATGGTCCGCACCCAAGTCTGCGCGCCGGATGTGTAGCGTTTCAACAGTTGGAAGGTGTTCAGACTGCCAGCGCCGGTGCCAATCTGCTGGTCGGTTGCGGTGATCGCTTGCGACGGCGGGCAGGATTTGTAGTCCGCCCAGTCCTTGTAGCGAAACCCGTGCAGGCGGCCGTTGCGGGCCTCGAAGAAGGCGACCACCGACGCCAGATCGTCAGCGCGCCGAATGCCGTAAGCCACATCATAGCGGCGGCGGGAATTAACCCAGCTGGCGTTTCGCTCTTCATCGCCCGATGCCAGTTCGACAATCTGCGTCCGCCGTTCTGGCCCGCCGCGCGCACCCCGGCTGATGTTGTCGGGAAACCTGATCTCGTGAAACGCCATTACATGCCCCTCCGGCCCATCGACACCGCGCGGGCAATGTCCGATGCTACTTGCGTGCGCGATTGACGGAAGCTTTCTGCGTCGCGCGCCATGATGGTGACGTTGAGGGCAGGCGCAGAGGATTGCCCCTGTCCGTAGCCTGCGGCTTGGCGGCGCGATAACACCCGCTCACCTCGTTGCAAGATCGCGGGAACCTCATCCGGCTTCAGGCCGGCCCAGCCACCCGAATGCATGCGCGGCGCTCCCGCGAAGGCCACGGCCGGGACCATGCGCCCAGTGCCCGCCGACCCAACGGTGCCGCCGGAGTGCAGGACATCGGCGAAGATGCCGCCCGCCCCGGTCAGCGCGCCGGAGAGCGCGTTGGCGATGGGACCGAGGATGAAGGTCCGCGCCGCCAGCTTGGCCAAATCGGCGATCATCGACGTGACCAGGTCGCGGAAGTCGAGCTTGCCGGTTTTCACGAACTCAGCCACGGCGTTCTCGGCCGAGGTGAAGGCCCCGACCAGTGTCTGGCCGATATCCCCACCGATATCACGTGCCTTGGCGGCATAATCCGCAAGGGTCGCCACGGCGGCTTCCCATCCGGTCTTGGCCACTTCGGCACCCGCCGCCGCTGCGGCCCCCGCGCCACCGGCAGCGCGCCCGGCCTCGGTCATCGACTCGTCCAGACGGTCGGCGGCGTCTGCGGCCCCGTCCAGCGCGACCTCGCCCTCGCTGCCCGCCCCTGCGACAGCGTCCTTCAGCGCCTTCCAGCTTTGCATCGGGCGCGAGGCTGCATCAGCCAGCATGCCGGAAGCTTCACGATAGGCATCGGCTCGGGCGGTCGCTTCTTCGGCCATGCCGGTGAGGCCAAGGTCGGGCGTGGTGACATAGGTCTGCGCCATCGCCGCCGAGAAGGCTTCGGCTGCGGCGGTTCCGGCCGCTGCGGCCGATCCGGCGAAGGGATTGTCGATCCGGCCCAGCGCCACAGGATCAAGCGTCCCGATCTGCGCCCCGCCTTCGCCGACGGCCCAATCGGGCAAGAGGTCCAGTGCGGCGTTCAACCCGTTGATGAAGTTGTTGATCCGGGTGACGACACCATTCAGCATGGCCTCCACTCCGCCGATCAACCCGTTGGCGGCCTGGAAAGCAAAATCGCCGATGGCGCCCGGCAGCTGGCCCCAGATCGCTTTCACCGCATCGTAGGCGCCCTTGAAGATCCCCGCCGCCGAATTGCCAAAGCTGGTCACAGCCTCAACGGATGATTGCATCGCGCCGTAGATAGTCGCCTGAAGCCCGGCCCAGCTGGCTTCGATCTTCGACCAGGCAGACGCGGCCCCGAGGCCGATGCGATCCCAGACCTCGAGCGCCAGATCCTTTAACAACCCAATCGCCGCGCCAAACCCTCCTGCGCCCGCGACCAGTCGGCTGAACTGAAACACCAACTCGCCTGCGCCGACAATCAGCGCGCCGATGCCCGTTCGGATCAGCGCCCCGCGCAGGATGACAAGGCCGGTGGCCAGTCCACGCACCGAAAGCGCTGCCGCCGCCAATCCCGCCACCCAGCGCCCAGCCATCAACGTGGCAAAGGTCGCGGCGTAGGTGGTGAGGCGGCCAATGTTGTCGAAAAGGGCGTTGATTGCGACGCCAATCGGCCCGGTGCTGCGTGCCATGTCAGCCAGAGTATTGGCGATGGTTTCCAGCGCAGGCGCGACAGCAGCTGTCAACCGGTTGGTCAGCCCGAGCCAGATCAGGCTGAGCTTGGCAATGGCATCACCCGTGCGCTCGATCTGGGCGGCGTCCGCCGCGCTCACCGCCACGCCGAAGTCGCGCACATCCTGAGCTGCCTCGCGCAAGGTGGCCGGATCGATGCGCAGGAAGGCCAGCGCCGCCTTGTCACCGAAAAGGTCAGACGCAACGGCAGCCCGTTCCGCTTCCGGCACAAACCGGTTCAAGGCTTCCTGAATGGCGACGATGCGCTGGTCGAGTGGCAGGGCCTGCAATTGCGCCGCCGTCAAGTTCAGGCGTTCCAGCGCGCCAACGGCAGATCCCGATCCGGCCGCCGCCTCCGAAAGCCGGGTGGTCAGCTTCTTGGTGGCCTGCTCGATCTCGCCTATTGAGACACCGGCAAGTTCCCCGGCCCACGTCAGTACCTGCAGACTTTCGACTGTGGTTTTCAGAGACACTGCCATATCAGCCTGTGCGCCGATGGTCGCGAGGCCAGACCGGACCATGGCCACGCCGACGACGGCGGCGGCGGCGGTGATCGCCGCCAGAGCGATCCCGGCCTTGCGGGCGAAGCTGGCCAGCCGGGCGTTGGCCAGTTCCATCTCGGCCGACAGGCGGCCGAACCCCCGTGCGCCCGCATCGCCGATGCCTTCCAGCTCGGCGCGCACCTGGCGGCCGCCCTCCGCCACGAGGCGGACGGACACGCGTTTTTCAGCCATCGCGGCCTCCTTCCATCTGTTGGTTCAGTTTGCGCACCATCACCGCCTCGATTTCCGGCAGTAGTTCGGCGGTGATCAAGGTGTCGATGCCCAGCGCCTGTGCCATGGCGATGGCAGCGCCCATGTCCCAGCCCAGCACGGCGCCGGGGATGACGCGCAGCTGGCCGCCGAGGCGGCCGACCAGATCCCAGACCTGCCAGCCGTCTTCGGTCTGCGGGCGGTTCAGTCTTGCGGGGCAGTCGGGACAGGAAGCTTGGCAGGCCGCGCAGTACCGGTCGCCACCGCCGAAGGACCAGTCGGCGAGGGCGCGGAGACGTTTTTTTCCGCGTCCAGGATCAGGCCCTTGGCGACGTAGCGCGTCTGGAACGCCTCGAAGACCGGCCAGATTTCCAGCAAGGCGTCGATGCCGTCGGGGGAGACGGGCAGGAGGTTGCCTGCATCATCACCGACACCTTCCCAATCCAGCACCGCGCGGCGTGCGACGGCTTTCGCCATCGCGAGGGCCAGTTCCTCCTGGGACGCCCCATCGGGCAAGGCCTCGATGGCCGGGTCGGCGCGGGCGGACACCATCAGTGCGGTGGTGAGTGGACCGACCAGCAGGCGCAGGCCGGGGACGAGGTCCAGCCACTGCGGGGTGGCGGTCAGGTTCAGTCGGATCATCGATGGGCCTTTCTCAAAACAAAAGCGACGTGCCGGGGCACGTCGCTGGGGAGGGTGGTCGGTGGAAGGGGCGTGTTGTTCAGGTCATTGGAGGCAGCACTTCTTGAACTTCTTGCCACTGCCGCAGGGGCAGGGATCATTTCGCCCCACTTTACCGGTGAACACGCCGTTGAATGGATCACCGCTGCGGGGCATCAGGGAGGACAGGACGTTCAGTGACCCGGCAGCCTTCTTGGCCAGGTACTCCGGCGTGAAGCAGTACCATGGCTCAAGTTCTGCGATGGTGTCGGTGATCAGCGTGTTGCTGGAGATACCGGTGAACCAATCGGGCCGACCGGCAGCCAACGTCGCCTGAAGGCGCTCGGTGAAATCCTCGATCCGGCTATGGTCCGGGGTGATCAGACCACTGTCGAACACGGCGCGCACCGCCGTGTCCATGTTTGCAAGGCCAAGGGCCGCGATGCATTCCGCCCATGCCCACCAGACTTCCTCGCCGGTCACGGTGCCGGTCAGGTCGAAGAAGTCGACGAGGAACTGCGTGATTTGTGGCCGCAGATTCGGGTCTTCCAACGCGACGATGACAAGCGTGTCAAACATCTCACCCCGCACGAAGCCATCGGCGGCATCGTCGAGCAAGATGCCGAACAGCGGCTGCAGATCGCCGTCAAAAACCCCCGCCATGACACGGGCAGAGGCTTCGGTGATCGAATCCCCTAAAAGCGCATCCAGAAACTCCGGATCGCGCTGGAGCAGGGTGGCCAGCGGGCGATAGGCCCGCGTCTCGCGCCACTCGGCTAGCAGGAAGAAGATGAAGACGAAGGCATCCATGCCCTCGAGATCGTCGATCCCTGCCGATTGCAATCTGCCGATGTAGTCCAGAAAGACCGGCACCATGGCGTCGCGCGATTGTCCTGCCGCTTCCAGTGCTTCGCGAGGCAGGGGGCCATTGGCCTCCAATGCAGCCATGATTTCGGCGGGTGTCATGTACGGAACCTTTCATCAGGGAATCGATGAAAGGGATACCGTCTTTCCCCGTCGGCCTCCACTGGGCGGATCGGTATTAATGACCAATTCAATAGGCCGCTATGCTGTTGACGAGGACGGCAGTGCACATGCGGGCGGGGCTGGTGGCTTTCGCGGCCTGCCAGTCGAAGCTGGCTTGGACGCCTTGTGGGCCCGCGATTTCAATCCGCGGGATCGGCAAATAGACCGCGTGCGCGGTGAAGGTGAAGCTGGAGTTCGCCCCGAGGCTGTAGACGAACTCCAGCTCGCAAGGCGTGCCGTCGATGGCTTGCGTCACCAGCGTGCTATCGGAGAACCGTACCTCGATCCGACCGGTCAGGGCCGCCATGGTCGGGTCGGCGCCATCAATACGGCCATCGCCGCGGATGGTTTCGATCCGGTCAAGGTTGTTGGAATAGGTGATCTCCGCCGAGACCACGTTGCCCAAAGCGGCACCGTTGCGTTTTACCGTGCCGTTGAAATGGCCAAAGCGTTGCAGGCCCAGCGCGGTCGGCGTGCCCGCGGCGGTGGCAGCGGCGATGGTTTCTCCCTGTGCCACCAGCCGTGCGGTGGCGGTCAGTAGGCCTGAGCGTTGCATCTGCCACGACAGCTGATCCAGCACGCAGCCGGAATACATCGCAAAGCGCGGTACTTCGGGCATCGCCGTCTCGATAGACATGCTGGGCAGGCTCCAGTTGCCTGACTGGAAGGTATGGGTCTTGGGTGTCGTGCCGGTGGTAGTCGGCTGGCCAAACGCTGCCTTCAGCCAATAGCCGAAGGCTTCCACATCGATGGGGATCACCACCTCGCCGTCGGCCGTCACAGCATCCTTGATCGGGGCCAACGGATCGCGGCCATAGCCCAGCAGCTCGGATTCCAGCAGCGGCTGCTCGGACCCGAGCGTTGCCCGCGCGAAGGGCATCAATCGGAACCCACTGAGCGGTGGGGTCCCGTAAACCGTCTCATACGCAAGCGCCATCTGCGCCCGCGCGCCTTGCGCACGTGCCATGGGAGTCTCCTCGATATTGTGGATTTCAGGCCAGCGGCCCGGTGGTGGTGTAATGCAAAACGACGGTGATCACCGCCGCTTTCAAGGCCGCAGCGCCCTCGATGGGCAGGTCGACCGAAGCCGGGGCTTCAGGTTCGACCCAGTCGCAGAGGCCGCCCAGCGTGCGGTCGGCTTCCAGCGCGATGCCGATGGCCGCGATCAGGGTGTCAAAGACGCTGGCCCTGCCATTCGGGGCTTGGACGACGACTTCCAGTTCGGCGCGGTGCTGATAGTGGTACCGCAGCGGCGACAGTGTGACCTCCGGCTCGCCCGGCTGGCCGTCGCGCAGGATGATCAGCCCCGCGGTTGGAATTCGTTCGGGCAGAACTTCGTCACGCAGGACAAGGGCGGCAAGCGGCTGAAGCCGCGAGTGCAGCGCGGCGAGGATGGTTTCGCGGGTGGTGGGCATTTGATGTCCAAAAGTCGGTTGCCGGATTGAGGCCTTTGCGGACAAGCAATGTGTTCACGCTCACCGCGTGAAGGCCACGTTGCAAGGAAGGGATGCAAGTCTTAGCATGATGCAACCCTTTGTAGGTGTTTCATGACAACTGATCTTAAGTCAGCATCCTTGTTGGAAATTTCGCAGGAGCTCACCCGCTTCAAGTATGAACTGCGCGGGCTTTTCCGTTGTCCAACATGTCTTCGCGACTACCCAATAGCCAGCAAAGAGATCACCGAAGAGCACATAGTTCCAGACTCAAGCGGCGGGAAGATTACAACATTCCTTTGCAAGGCGTGTAACAGCTCGTTTGGGCACAAACAGACGCGGTGGCTGTCAGACTGGATTGAGTTAAACGAGGGAAATGGACTTTTCCATGTCGATCCCAAGAAGCAGCGCGCACAGTTGAAGGCCGATGGTCGGACCTTAAACGGATCACTTGGTATTGCAGAAGATGGGGCGCTTGAATTTACCACGGATCCAAGAAGATCAAATCCGGTCGACTTCGAAGCTCATTGGAATGGTCCAAAGCCAGCGAAGATTGCTATCACAACAAAGCTGCCAGTCTTCAGCAATGAGAATTCACTCAAAGTAGGTTTTCTGACTGCAGCCTATGGGCTTTGGTTTAAGAATTTTGGCTACTCGTTCGTCCTTCAATCGTCCTTAGACATCGTCCGTCAGCAAATTCTGAATCCAGATCGTGAACTCATGCATTGGAACTATCTTATTGAGGTGCCAGCAAGAGAGATTGCCAATCCTTGCATTGGGTTAATGCGCTTCAGAACAGACTATTTTCCGATTGCGCTGATCTATGATCATCTGGTTGTGTTCCCTTCTCCAAAGCTGCCACATCCGTCCAGCACGTCGCCGACGCAAATGTCTAAGAAGGTGATGAGTTTTTCCGACCAAATAGCCTCAAGGTACCAGCATCGTTGCGTCGGCCCAGCCGTGCTGATCTGCGACGGGCAGGAAATCGTCAATCCTGATCTGATCCAGAACGCAACTATCCCGCCTCAGTACAGTTGGGTTGATCGTTGGGATTGATGCGCTTCTGAAGTACCGCTGTAACCTCGCTGTCTGCGCTCGTGCTGCCGCTGCGATATCGACGATGTGTCCGTCCCGCTTTGCAGAAGTCAACTCCCTTTCTCTTCTACCCATTTCGCCACGATCAGCCCCGGCACGCCGTCCACCGCTCGTTCCGCGTCTCGCGCCAGATCCAGCCGCCTGCGCAACTTGACCTGCGGCACCAGAAGGAAAATCGGCACGGTTGCCACGCCGCGTCCGGTTTTCGACTTGCTCGCCACAGCGCGGCCTTTCGTATTCAGCCGCCCCTCGGCCACCAACAGGCTTGGCCCACGACGACGGTAGATGAACCGTAGCCGCAACCCAGCGCGGCGTTCCCATTCGCCGGGGGTGATGCGGCCACCCTTGCTGCTTTTGCCAGCAGCCGCAGTGGGGATTGCCAGCCAAAACCCGTTCTTGGACCGGATCAGTGGCCCGGTATCATGCGCGCCGACGATCACCGGTGCGTTTGACCAGACCAGTGCCGCAGCGCTCAGACTGTCGCCGGACTTCGGGAAGCTGGCAAGCCGGATGGAGTTGGCAAGCCGGGTGCCCAGCCCAGCGCCGGTGATTTGCGTCCGCCAAGCGGATTTGAGACTGGTCCCGGCCTCGCGCATGGCGGCCGTGACGGCGCGTTCCCCAGCGGCGACTTCGGCGGTCATCATGGCGACGATGTCGGGATGAATGGCGAGCTTCAGTTTCATGCCGGACGCAAATCCAAGGTCCAGACAAGCCGCTCGCGGTCGCGGACGGGCTCACCCTGAATGAGGAATGCCTCGGAATTGATCTCGATCCGGTCGCCGGGTCGCGGGTTGGGAACCTCGGCCACGCGCAGGTCGATGCGGGTGGTCTCCGACCAGAGACGTGCGTCGCCGAACGCAGTGATGTCGTCCGCGCGGCGCATGACCACGCGGACGAGGACGGGCGTTCCACCGTCTGCGACATAGACCGCATCTTGGGCGATGTTGGGATCGCAGAAGACGTTGTCGATTGCAGCAATAAAGATGGACATGGGCTACCCTCAGTTGGCGCTGAAGAGCCGGATCGCAAGTCGCGGACGCTTGTTGACCGGCAGGATCGATCCTTCCGTCATCAGGTCGATCCAGCGGCCCTTGGCGTCCATCATCTGGCGTGCGTAGAGCGGCAGACCGATGGTATTGGCGGTTTCCAGCAGGTTCGCCGGTCCGCCATAGGTGGTGAAGGTATCAAACGTGCCCATCGGAAAAGCGATGCCCTCGCCAGTTGGGATCAGCCGTTCAGCGGTGCCGCTGGATAGCGTGACCGAGCCATTGTATTCCTCGAAGAGGACGCCCGCAAAGGGGAAGGCTCGGCGCATGTCCTCGCGCAGTGGCTGGCCGCCTGTGGCCGAGAAGAATTTGTAGGCGTCCTCGGTCTTGGGGTGGCTGATCAGCTTGTCGAAGAACTCGGAGCTGACCAGCGCGTGCGCGGTGGTCATGGTCTCGCCCATCAGATTATCCTCGATGGCGCGCAAGGTAGTGCGGACTTTCCCCTGGATGTTGGTGCCTGCGGTGCCAAAGACGAAATCGACCGAGATCTGATCAAGGCCGAATTCGGTGAAGTAGTTGTAAAGCGTGGTGCCCGCGCCATCCTTCACGATGCCGCGGAGCGCGTTCATCTCCATGTATTCGCGGGTTTGGGCATGCTTGCGCCGCATCAGCGTCAGCTTGCGGTTCATCACCTCGACCAGCGGGTCGGTGGCATCCGAGAGGCCCAGCGCGGGCATCCCCTGGACGTCGGCGGGCAGGATCACATCGTCATGCGGGATCCACGGCAGGGCAAAGGAGCGCATCGAGCGCGCCTCGCGGTTGCCGACGGTGGCAGGGGCGCCGAGAGGGACTGAGGGCAGCAGGCTCAGCACCCCCTCGCGCTGTTCGATGACGATGGCGCGCTGGGTGACGCCCTCAAAACGGAACAGGCCGATCTGGCCGAGGCGGGTGTAGAGGTTGGGCAGGATATTGATGGCCTGCGTCATCCC